AGGTGCTAATGGTAGTGTACTTCCCGATGCTGATGGCTTGTATCCCAAGTGGAACGGTCCCGCCCTTTTTAGAAGACGAAGTGAAGTCTCTCCCGCTGCATGGGCGCTGGTGTACCAGCAACAAGATGTACAGGAAGATTCTATCTTTGCCCCTTCATGTGTCCAGGGCTCGATAAACGGAATGAGAAAGCGCGGTCCTCTTAAAGAGGGAACCGCCGGACACCCCAAAGATCTACAGGCTCCATATACGATTATGGGCTTGGACCCCGCGATGACCGGAAATACGGCGGCGGTGGTGATGACCGTAGACCGCGTATCACGGAAACGGTACATCCTTGACGTTGAGAATATGAAAGACCCCACGCCTCAAAAAATACAAGCGTTAATCGAAAACTGGGTCGACAAGTATCAGCCTCAAGAGTTGCGCATTGAGATAAACGCCCATCAGAAGGCGTACGCGCTAGACGAGGATTTGCGCCTTTACCTCGCAAACAAAGGCGTCAAATTTTCTAGTCAGTTTACTGGCAAGAATAAGTGGGACACGTCTTTCGGTGTTGCTGCTATGAGCGGGCTCTTTGGCTCTATACGCAACAACGTGTTCCAGAAAGATAACCTTCTCGAGCTTCCTTCACAGGAAGGTTCCGAAGGTATCAAAGCTTTGATTCAACAACTGATTACCTGGAAGCCTGAAACGCGCGGTCCAACAGACTGTGTGATGGCTTTGTGGTTCTGTGAACTACGTGCCAGGGAAATCATCGGAGGAGCCCGCATCGGTCAGACGCACGTGCCTAACCGATGGGCCTCTCGCAGGAATGTGGACCAAAGATTTACAGTAAACGTTAATGACTACGAATACGCTATTTACGAGTAAGGAATCAACTTGTTAACAATCGATCAAATTGCAGCTAAGGTAGACGGGCTTCGTACCCGTTTCGGTAGCCGCGATGTGCGTATGCAGGAAATCCTGTCCGTTCGTAAAGGGCGTATGACTGAGGTATTTCCTGACCTCTTTCCAGAGGGAATGAATTCCACAATGGTGGCCAACTTCGTTGATGTCGCAGCACGCGACTTGGCTGAAGTACTTGCCCCATTGCCATCATTCAACTGCACAACGACAAACTCCAGCGACCGAGCTAAGCTATTTGCCGATAAGCGCAGCGTCATTGCTAACAACTACATTTACGTATCACGTCTACAGACCCAGATGTACACAGGTGCTGACTGGTACTTTACCTACGGCTTCCTTCCAATCGTTGTCGAAGCCGACTTCGAATCAAATTTACCACGCATCCGCATTGACGACCCAATGGGTGCTTACCCCGAGTTTGACCGCTTTGGACGGTGCGTGTCTTATTCTAAGAGATACTCCAAAACTCTTGGCGAATTAGCAAACGAGTACCCAGAGCACGAGATGACAATTCTCGGAAAGCTCGGATACAACCAGAACCTTAACACCATCGTAGACATTATCCGCTACGTTGACAAAGATCAAATTGTTTTGTTCCTTCCTACTCAAGGAAACCTTGTTCTCAACAAGGCACGTAACCCACTTGGCAAGATGACAGTGCGTGTAGCACGTCGTCCTGGTATTGATGATGAGCCACGTGGTCAGTTTGATGATGTACTGTACGTACAACTTGCACGCGCACGCTTTGCCAACCTAGCAATGGAAGCAGCGGAGAAGGCAATTCAAGCTCCACTTGTTGTGCCAAACGATGTTATTGATCTACCTATGGGTCCAGATGCAATTATCCGTACCGCAACACCACAAGGTGTAGGACGAGTACAGCTAGATATTCCTGCTGCTGCTTTCCAAGAGCAGAGTTCACTACAAAACGAACTACGTCTTGGCGCTCGTTACCCAGAAGGCCGTACCGGAACCATTGATGCAAGCATTATTACCGGACAGGGCGTACAAGCACTACTTGGTGCATTTGATTCACAGATTAAAGCTGGTCAAGTTATTCTCTCCGAAGTATTCGAAGAAGTTATGGGCCTTTGCTTTGAGATGGACGAGAAACTTTTTAACACTGAGAAGACAGTTCGTGGTATGTCACAAGGTGCGCCATACGAACTACGCTACCTTCCAAGCAAAGACATTCGTGGTGATTACACTATTGAGGTCCGTTATGGTTTGATGGCCGGTCTTGACCCATCACGAGCATTGATCTTCTCACTCCAGGCTCTTGGTGCTGACCTTGTAAGCAAAGACTTTGTACGTCGTGAACTTAACTGGTCACTTAACGTATCTCAAGAACAGCAAAACATTGAAATTGAAAAGATGCGCGAGAATCTTTCTGCTGCTATCGCGGCGAGCGCACAAGCAATCCCTTCGATGGCTGCACAAGGTGCAGATCCATCCACATTAATCCGTAATATTGCAGATGTCATTGAAAGACGTCGTAAAGGCGAAAGCATAGAGAATGCTGCGCTGGCGGTATTCACTCCTCCACCCCCACCGGAGACGCCTGCACAGCCCGAGATGGTAGCGCCAGCTTCTCCCGCACCGGTTGAGCAAGCGCCACAGTCCCCGGCGACTCCCGGCGCGGCTGGCGCTGCCCCTCAACAAGCACCAATGGATTTAGCTTCAATACTGGCAGGAATGCAAGGAGCATAATATGTCTAAAGGGGACGAGTTCGACGCTATCAATAGCAAGATTAACGACTTGTTGATGGAATTAGCTTCAAAAAATATAACTGTTAATGGAAACATCTGTACTGGTTGGTTCATAGTAACCGAATGGATGGATTCTGATAGCCAATATCAAATTGTTGGTTGGGGTGATGGATCCAACGCCCCCTGGAAGTACGATGGAATGCTTAACTATGCATTAACGCAAGAGTTAGCATACGAAAACGACGATGTAGAAGAGGATTAATATGGCAAAGAAACCAACTTATGCGGTCTCAGGACCTGGAAAGTTTGCTAAGCCAAAGGTTTCCGAAGCTGGCGGGGGACAATATGGAGAAAGAGCACAACTGCAGTCACTTGAATCAGGAGCACCAACCCAAAAGCCTGCTCCACGACCTACTCCTATCTCTGTTACTCCGGCTTTCGCACCTGGCGACCCCAATATTCCGCTTACTGAAGGGGTAGATGCTGGACCTGGACGAGGTTCTGAAGCGTTAGCTCAACCAATTAACTCTCTTGACGATACTTCAATCCTTGTTCGCGCTATGTATCTTGCGAATCCAACACCGCAGAATCGACGTTTATTAGAGATGTTCCAAATGGAAGATAATTAATGTCGAATATTCCAAACTTTAGTCAAGCTAAATGGGCTCAGATTGCGTCATCGAGAATCAATCAGGATTCTTTGGTGCGCGCTCGTGCTGCCCAACTTGACCCAAAGATTCAACAGAACTTTGATGCTATCGTAGGTAAGTATCCTAACATGAGTAAGGACGCAATCCTTGCTGCTGTTAAAAAGGGTATTACTCCAGATATGCAGGGTTTGGATAAAATTGCTACTGCTGACGGACTTGCTCAGCTTATCAAAGATAAAACAAATATTCAAGATCTACCCAGAATGGCAAAAGAAGATAAGTTCTTTGCTCAATCTATCTGGGATAACTTTTATGCAGGATTCAAGGGTACAACTCGTGTAGCTTTTGCCGCACTACAGAACCCTTATCAAGCGATTACTAACACATTCCGTAACCTTTATGCGTTGAATAAAGGCCAAATTACTTCTGCGCAAGCATTCTCAGATAGTGCAAAAGGCTTCTTGGGAATGTCAAAGTCTACCAACTTTGGTTCTATCATGAACGATTTGGCAGACGGTGGACAATTCCTTGATGTAGGAACTGGATTTTTTGTAGACCCTAACTCTAAAGTAGGTAAGGCTCAGAAAGATGCGATGAGTGCTTACGGCCTCGTTGCTGGTAAGTCTTACACTATTGGTCGTGGAACACTTAGCGCACTTGGCGCACATCCAGAGAGCACATCATACCGAGTTATCTCAGGAATTATCGACGCTACGCTTAACGTAGCAACTGACCCTACTACATGGGTAGGTCCTGGTGCCGTAACTGGTGTTATTCGTGGTGGTGCAAAGGCTAAAGGTGCTGTAGAAGCAGCACGTGAGGCTCGTGGAGTTATTAATTCTGAGACTCAAGCACTACGAAAAGAACTATCAAAACTACGCAAAGAAGCAACTGCAGGACGCAAAGATGCGCGCAGACAGCTAGTTGATGATGTTGACATTAAACTTGATGAACTTACTAAGAAGGAACAAGCGCTTCTTGAAGCAGAGCAAAAGCGAGCGCTTAAACTTTATACCGCTGGCGTCTCAAGATCAAAGACTGCTGCTAGCGCAGAAGCAAAAGCAGCTATTGATGACAAGAAGTTATCTACTTTTCTTAACGACATAACACAGTCAAACGCTTCTGGCGATACAGTAAACTTACTCGGAAAGCTTTCTGCTGATAATCAGAACTCTAAGAGACTGTTTGAAGATGGTTTATTCTTCGATGAACTACCTACAACCAATAAACTTACCCTATCAGCACAGGGCGACAAAGAGTTTGTAACGTCACTTATTGGCAATAAGCCACTTAAGATTATTGATATTACCGCTCCAGCTAACGCATTTGACGAGAAAGAACTTGCTCGTTGGGTAAAGTTTGCTGAATACTTGCAATCAAGTTCAAAGCGCAAGAACCTTTCTCCATCAATCAAGTCTGCGCTTAAAGAAATTGCAGGAGAACCAGCTAGTGCAATAGCACCAGGTTCTTCAAAGATGGTAGATCCAGTTCTTTTTGGTCGCGCATCTCTTGCTGATGTAATCCGTAAAACGGTAGAAATTGATGCTCGCTTTCCAAACCAAATGCAAGGCAGTGGAGTAGCAGATATCGTCATGAACGGTATCACTAAGTTCTGGAAAGCAGATGGTTTCTCTAACATCCGTGCTATCTCTGGTGGTACTGGTGGTGTCGTTCTTACTAACATGGCAAAGATTGCTGCACGTGAAGTTAAACTTTCTAACACTCTTGTCAAGGGTGCTGCTCCACGTCTAGGACAGCAGACAATAATTAAACTAGATGAAGTCCTAGCGAATGCTGATGAAGAATTAAAGGCAGCGAAGAAAGCTCTTGACGACTCAAAGATTACACGCAAAGAGTTTGATGCTCGTATGCGTGAGATACGTGCTGCACGTGCAGAGTACGCAAAAGACCCAGATGCACTCAAGAAACTTATTAATGACCCTAACGATATCGGTCTTAGCAAGTATGTTAACTTGACAGAACAGATTATCACCAAGGAAGATCAACTCCGTGAGGCACTTAACGTAGAAGCTGGTCTTATTGGCGCATTTGGTGGTCGAGCAGATGCTAACATTGAGAAGGCTCTCAATTATGTTCTTGGCAAGAAATTTGCTCCAATCGTTAAGGTGATTGCTAAAGAGAATTCAGCACTACGAATCAAGAGACTTCTTGGAAATAAGGCACCAATCGAAATGGTTGATGAACTTGCACGCGCCAAAGACATCGGTGCTGTAGAATCTGTATTCTTGAAATATCTTGGTGCTCTTGATACAGATCCAATCCAGTTCCGAGGAACACTTCTTAAACTTGCTGGACAGGTAGAGAAAACAACTAGTCCATTACTTAAAGTAGTTCCAAATTACAGGCTTCACAAAGCATTAACTTGGGCTGAGAAAGCTGAAAAACGATTTGGTTCTTTCTATACACGTACTGCAGTTCTTCCACTTGATGACCTAGATAGGCTTGTCAATGGTCTTGATGACTGGATGATTACTGCTGGAATTAGTGATAACGTATCTGAAAAGTTAATCAACGATATTATTGCTGCAGAAAATTCACAACAACGCTCTGGTGCTCTATTCCGCGCATTAGAATCTTCTTATGAAGAGATTGCACGACAAGTAACTGCTAAG